GCAGCACTTAGGGCTTGTAAGTATTGGCTAGCCCAACCAGCAACTGAAACTGTAGAGGCTCATTGGTGGACACAAATACCGAGAACGATGTACCTGCCCAAACTAGGACTCAAAAGGGCGGCCATACACATACTACTACAAGAAGAAGGAGTTTGTACCACAGCAGAGGCCATACAATCAGTCAGAAATTTGGACACTGAATCAGATTCTCTAATTATAGAGTCTGTATTTGCAAATACTTGTTGGTACTGGGGTGAGTATTTTACTATTTTCAACAAGAAAAATTTAATGGACTTGTTAGTAGGTCTGTCTAGAGTTACTAACCTTACGGTAGATGAGCACTACCGAGCAGATGCCATGTACTCAGCAGTCATAGGTAGAGCTATCCCTACTGGAGCACATTCGTGCATAGCAACAGTGTGGACAGATCCGCTTAGAAGCTGTTATAACAAGAGAGTACCTTTTGGAACCCTTAACTTCCAAAACATTACTGATTATGGTTATGACATACGTGATAATTACATTTTGATGAATACTATTGTAGCACCATCATGCATAACATTGATAGCTGGCCTAGCCGGGTCACTAATTGCGGGAACACCCTACGGGTCAATCTATAATATAAGCCCGGGTGTTAAGAAGAGGAATGTTCGACGAGTCATGCAGGCGTTGAATTATAATGACTTATGGGCATTAGGTGTACTATCTAGGTTCCAGGGTTACAACGTTAATTACCAGCATCCGACGCGTAACGGTCGTCATACAATTTATGCTGCTAATGACGTCAGTGTTGCCATGCCGCCTGTGACCCCAAAAGAGTTAGAAGAACCGAAATCTTACACATTAGAGAGTATAGTAGCTAGAGATTACACATTTGGCACTAGTACAGAATTCTGTCTGCGTACTAAGACCACAGTGTATTGGTCCAGGGACATTCCATCAGCACAGTTAGAACCAAACTGGAACGCGCCAAGTGGTGGTCATGTTTTAGCACTCCAGTCGGGCATAACTGAAATTAGAGTAGCTACAGATGCAGGTCAACAGTATACAGTGGCGTTAGCAGCCGTCTACGATTTTGAGACGGCGGATTTTCGCGTGGAACACCTGCACGCAGGCGTACCATTGCCCACAACCCAAGGAGTATTACCATTAACCGAATCACAAGAAGACAAGCCACCGGATCCACCAGAAGCGCAACAGGCGGAAGCAGTGGCAGGACCACAAGTTTAAAATTGCTTGCACATAAAGACATGGCAGTGCCAATGTATTGTTTATCTCAAGGTGATATTTTAACCGAAACTAGCTTCAGCGAAGCAAATTTTTTACTATATGACATCCTTAATGGAGTTAATTTAAGTGGTGTGGTTCATATACACATCAGAGGTAGGGCTGTGCCTGTACTAGCTCATTATCTACCTGAGCATGAGCTAACTGTACTATATATACATAATTCCCTTCCACTCAAACATATGCCAACTAGTGTATTACTACGTTTATCTAGATTGCAATACGGGCCTGATTTGTTTCCTTATGGACTTATAGACGATGTGGACGTCCTAAGGCACGCTTTTTATATTACCCGGAGTAGTGTAAAACAATACAGAGGAGCATTACACAATTATCCCATAATTAATTCTTGGGTAACGGGTGTCTGTGACCCTCCTATCACTAAAATATCTTCTTTACACTTGCGGCACATAACTATGAAGGAGTTACGGAAACTTGGAGTTGATTGGTTTGATACTAAGGCTCGATTTCTGTATCCGTGTTTAGAACAACTAGCTGGACTAGGGATGCATGAAGCTATGTTTATAGGCTTTATTATCTGGGCTAAGTCATTACCGGACATAGCTTGGCAGTATATTTCGTGTTCTGGAATCTGGTATTGGAAGTTTGACAGTCTTGACGACTTTATTAAGAAGATCAAAAATAGATTCACACTGAGGTTAAAGGCACTTCAAAATCTGGTACCTTTAGATCTCAAACCTTTCTTTGAAATGGAGGTATTGGCCAACAGGGGTCTCGGTAGTATTGATTGGCAGAGTGAGAAAGACAACAGGACGAAACCCAATCTAGCCAATTTTGATGCTAAGGCAATATTTCAGGAAGCCGGACGTCTGTTTACAAGGATTAAGAACTTAGGTGGTCAGGTGGATAATCTTAAGTGGTCTTCATATATCAACAAGAGATGGCAATGGGCACCTACTGGGGCGTTTCATTCACAGTATGAAGAAGATTTAAAATATGTAGCTCAGGATAGCTTAAACCGTCACAAGTTTTTTAGTTTAAATGCA